CAGTTTCGCTCCACGCTTCCTCCCCACACTTGGTCGCCCTCATGCAGTTGCGCTTCGCTTCGTTCGCTGTGATCAACTTACGGTGGGACTTGCACCCACAAGAGTGCGCCCATGCTGGGCGCACAAAACAAAAGGGCCTGGAAAATCCAGGCCCTTTTTTTATTTGGCGTCCCCAACGAGATTCGAACTCGTGTTACCGCTGTGAAAGAGTTTTATATTAGACATCAGCGAATTTCCATGAACACTTCAATACGTTGTTTTACTTGATTTATGTGCTAATTATGTTCATACTTGTTTATATGGGTTTATGCACATCCGTTACGCACGGATTACGCACGGAACAAATTAGCGGGGAAAAACACCATGGCACGCTCTGTCAGAAATGGGCAAATCGACACCAGAACATCACGCCTCAAACTGGAAAAAGGGGATCGTATCTATGCCGTCGTCGCTGATGGCGCCGCATTGGGCTATCTCAGAACCAAAAACGGTAATGGCACCTGGAGCTGCAGGATGCGCCATAACGGAAGTTACTCATATCGCGCCATTGGTGATGCCGATGACTACCAGGATGCGAATGGCGTTGATATCCTCGATTTCTTTCAAGCACAGGAAGCAGCACGCAAACTTGTCAAAGAACTAAAGACCAACAAAGGCATACTTGCCAAGCCCCTCACCGTTGCCGACGCTGCTGATCTCTACCTTGCCTGGTACAAGGAACACAAAAAGGCTTTCAAGGAAACAGAACACACGGTCAAAGCCCACATCCGCCCAGCCTTGGGCGACAAACTGGCAAGCGAACTTACTGCCAAGGACATCCGGGCATGGCATAACAAACTGGCCACCACCCCACCCCGACGCCGCACAAAGATGGGCAAGAAACAGCGGTTTGGTGAGAAGCCGGAAACCGACGATGGAAAACGCGCACGCAAGTCCACGGCGAACCGGATTCTTACCGTGCTCAAGGCGATCTTGAATAAAGCCTTCCAGGATGAGCATCTAAGAGATGACACACCTTGGCGCAAGGTCAAGCCCTTCCCTAATGCTGACGAGCCGATAACGCGGTTCCTGACACACGCAGAGGCCGTCCGCCTGATTAACGCCAGCCGTCCGGATTTCCGTTTGCTGGTTAAGTCCGCCTTGTTTACCGGTGCGCGCTATGGGGAATTGACCCGGCTCAAAGCAGCCAATGTAAATCTCGATACTGGCCTGGTCTACATCACAGCCGAGGCCAAATCCGGAAAAGGGCGCCATATCCCACTACACGACGACGCGCTGGATTTCTTCAAAAGTACGGCTGCTGGAAAACGCGGCAATGAACTGGTGTTCACCAAGCAGGACGGCACCGAATGGGGGAAAAATCACCATGTCCGCTTGCTGCAAGCTGCTTGCGAAAATGCCAAGATAGATCCACCAATCGGCTTCCATGAGCTACGCCACACCTATGCCAGCACCCTGGCGCAATTGGGCGTCGATCTGCTGACTATATCCAAGCTGCTGGGCCATGCTGATACCCGGATCACCAGCAGGCATTACGCACACCTTGCCGACAAGACACTATCGGATGCCGTGAAAAAACTGCCGAGCTTCGGCCATGTGCCAAACAAGAACGTGTCTTCCATCAACGAGGCCAAAGCCAAACGCAAGACCATAGCTTGACTATGCTTATATTTATACATATATTAAACCCATGCGCTACACATACGACCCGGAAAAACGAGCTGCCAATCTGAAAAAGCATGGCCTCGATTTCGAGGACGCGCCCCAGGTGATCGAGAGCGATTCCACGGTAACCTTCGAGGATCGACGCTTCGACTACGAAGAGCAGCGGTTCATCACGCCGGGCATGTTGCGCGGGGATGTGGTGGTCATTACCACCGCCGAGACGGATGAAGCAATCCGGTTGATTTCTATGCGGAAGGCAGAACGAAATGAGGAAAAAATCTACTACAGCAACCTTTGACGAGGATGCGCCAATTACCCAGGCTGACATTGAGGCTGGCAAGCTGCTCCTGCGCAAGCGGATTGCCGGTCGCGTGGTGCAACCGAAGAAGCGCGTCACTCTGTACCTGGATGCCGGTATCGTCGAGCACTTCAAGCACCTGGCCGGGGATCGAGGCTACCAGACGCTCATCAACGAGACACTTAAAACCTCGCTGACACAAGCCGACATCGAGGCAACATTACGCAAGGTGATCCGCGAGGAATTGAAGGGGCGGAAAGCTGCATAGAGCTCCACCGCCGCCTGACGGACTCAGGCAAAGCGGGCCGAAAGGTGCAGACACACCAGACGGCCCTAACCACAACGTAACCTAAACAGGAGGTACGCATCATGGCTGCAAATTCTACCGGAATCACAGACAGCCCGCTGGGACAACCGGGCTTTGAATATCTCCAGCATCTGTGGGGCGACTCGATCCACGGGTCAAAGGCGCAGTTGCAAAGCATCGGCATCGGCACCGGGATGCTATTTCCGGGGGAGCCGGACGGCCCGAAGCGGAGCTTGAAAGCAATTGATCCGCACGGCTTTCAGGTTTTTGTCACACTAGCGACCTACAAGGGCGAAGGGATTTACAGCGCAATCATTGACTTTCCTGGCCGGGAACAACCCAATGATGATGAATTGGTCAATTTCGCGCCGGGAGTGCAGTTCCGCCGGAGTCCCCGGACAGACACTTACGTCGGCACCGCTACCGCACTTAATGCGGCCGGACTTGTGCGCCCGGATCAATTACCGTGGCAACCGGGTATGCGCAAGGTATTGGTCACGATCCTGCCGGACGGCACCCTGCCGAAAGGGGCGCCTACCGCGAATTGTGCGGAAGCCCGTAAGCCTGGGGCCAAGAAAATCAGCAGGGCTTCAAAGACCACGTTCAGTGTGACTGTCGGTATTTCCGAAGAAGAACAGACCCGGCGGTCTGGTGAAAGCAAACGCAAGCAAGCAGCCTGGGAACTTAAAATGCAGGCGCTGCCACGGCCAGCCCCGTTGATCGCTCTTTCGACCCCGCCAACCAATATTGAAATAAACTACTCCCAACTAGATTTCATGCTGTCCTGTTTGGCGAGCGCCATTGAAATGTTCGGCATGGATGAACCCAGCAAGGCGAGAATCCACACAGCACTTGATGAACTGCAAAACGCGATTGCGGAAAGTATCGTTATTCACGTGCCGCCTGTCCTGCGCCGTGATGGGAATGTGATTTACCTCTGATGGACCAACGCGAAAAAACGCTGGGCTAAGAGCCGATCAAGCATTTTGAGGAACAACTTGCGCTGGCCAAATCAGGCGACATTATGGGCGTCCTCTCTATCGCCCAACACTATGATGGCACAGAGATGTGCGCATCAGTGGGGATTGCCGACCGCGACCCGACCCGGGCAGTCGGCGCCCTGACTCGGTTCTCCTGGAAGGTCGGCATTGCGCATGGTTGGATTCCGAAATAAATGGAGAAAGCGCCATTACCAGCGTGCAGTTCAACAGGTCACACCTTCCATGGCAGCGTAAGGCGGCGCAGCACGCGGTGTAGGCTAACGCGACAATACACCGCGCCAGGAACCGATCAGGTATCATGAGAATGGTCCGGCGTTCGCTCTAGCCGGGGATTGAATCGGTGCCGTTTCGATTGCAAAGCGCTTCAATCGTTATTGACAATATTAACCTATAGGTTAAAATCTTGAAGCTGAAGCAACTGGCATGTAAACATTTTGAAGTTGTTGCCGTTATGGAAGGTGATGAATGCCCAGCTGAAAGCTTTCTGCTTGATGGTGAGGATTCAACCGAGGCATACAGGCTCGGCTTAACGGATATGCTGGGAGAGGTTGCTGAGAAGGGCTTGGCTAACGTACCCCAATCCTGGATTCATGAAGCAAGCAAGAAACTCAAAATATACGAATTTATCAAAGGCCCGTTACGGTTGTTCTTCTTCAAGGGGAAAAATGGGCAGATTGCGGTCTGCACAACCGGAGTAAGGAAATCGGGCCAAAAGGCAGATTCAGCCTCAGTTAATAAAGCGGCCCAGTTGCGTGACGATTATCACGAAGCCTTCAATAACAGAACATTGACTACGGTGATCGAAAATGAAACTTAGCAAGGCATTACAGAAATTCACCGACCTGGCAAAGACCAAAGACAGTTACTGGGTCGAACGGGCAAAACTCGATTTCTCTATGGCGCTAGAAGCCCAGCGCTTGAGCGTTGGCATGAGCTATTCATCCATCGCAAAGAAAATTGGCACCAGCGCGGCCTACATCACCAAAGTGTTTCGCGGTGACGCTAACATGACCATCGAATCCATGGTCAAACTGGCTCGCGCTACAGGCGGCAAGGTCAGAATTCAGATTGTTGATGAGCATGCCAACTCTAAACGATGGGTTGACACAATCACTGCTCGCTCGCTTGATGCGGCCAACCATCCTTTCTTCCGGACTGGGACGGTAGTTTCTTTAAACAAATATAGCGAAGACAAGATCGCTGCCTAGAAACCGCAATCATGGAACAACAAATCCCCCACCCAATCGTGCTGGAAAAGGTATTTTTTACCAAGTCCATCGTTATCGCCATTCCTACTCACGAGCCAAGCAGTGAAACTATTCCGGCAGTACCGGAAAACAGTATCGACTTGCTCGTCACGGATGAACCCGGGCGCTATCTTGTAACTATGCGCTCAGTATTGAACCAGGACGGATCAGATGCGGCACCATATAAGATCGAGATGGAGTGCCTTGGAATGTTCTTTGCTGATCAATCTCTTTCACCAGAAGAAGCGCCGCGCGCTGTATTGATTACGGCGCACGGCGTGCTGTATGGGGCCATCCGTGAGGCGGTTGCTTGGATTACGGGCCGTCAACCTCATGGGCAACTGATGCTTGGGCTTTCCATTCTTCAGCCAAAATCCCCCGACAAGCCCACGTAAGCATATCCAGACACTCCCATAACCCGCTTCGGCGGGTTCAGCTTAGCCCTGGATCTGGTTTCAGGTGTAACCAGGGTGTAACCGCCTGTGTAACCAGCGCCTTGTGGTTGGCCTCACAATCCTCTGTGATGACGGCTTGCTCTGGTACACGCTGCTGGGTACGCATTTCGCTGCATTAGGTTCTCTAAGCATTCCGGTAGCAGGGAAAATGTTAACAAAACCCGGACATCTTTGGACACTTGATATCCAAAGACTTTCTGTCGCCTTCGCCCGATGCCTTCACCCTTCGCCGGATACCTGCTTGGATACCTGCTTGGATACCTGCTTGGATACCGATCAAGCACTAGCTGCCTGGCCGGCAGGGCATGCTGTGCCTTGCTGGCGTCCTCCAAGCGCTTCAGGTGGCAAGGCGCAAGATTGCACTTTGCCACCGACGGCGCTCATGCGGCAGCCTTATTGACCGGCAGCGCCCATTCCCAGCCGCCGTTGAACCCCGTCTTTGACTTCACCACACCCAGCCGGTCGCCAGCACGTTGTAGCGTGCGCTCTGATATCTTCTCGGCTCCGCCTGCAGCCACAATATCAGCCGCGCTGCGTGGACCGCCCTGGAGGAACGTGAACAGGAAGGCGTCAGGTTTCGGCATCATCTTGACGTGTACTGCGTGAGATGGCTGTCCCGCTACCTCCGGCCACAGTTCGCGCCCGGTGCTGTAGTCGCTGGTTGTGGATGTTGTGTAATGGTCTGGCACGTAGTGCAGGCAAAGTCGAGGGGCATTGGCTGACGGCTTCCATTCTGGCGCCTCACCTTGGTGGACCGCTTCTTTGCAGTTCCCGCCGTGTGTCAAATTGTCGCAGACTGAGCAAGAGCGTGGGAGGTTTGCTGTTGATATCGTGACGGCCACAAATTCAATGGCGTTGGGGTTTGGGCGCCGTGGAATGATTGCTGCCGGGGCCACTTGCGATGTCGCCACCTGCTCAGGTTCCAGCTTGTCTACCACGAAGCCAGTCACCCATTCGATGCGCTCCGCAAGCCTGTCTGTTGAGCGCGTCAGCACCCGCACCGGGCGATCCAGCCCGGACAGCCGCGCGGTCATACGCATTACGCCGGAGATGCCGCCTAGGCTGTTCTTGGTCGATTTCTGCGCGAACTCTCCGGCGCATACCATGCCGGAGTTCCAAATATCCGGGCGCATCGTCATGGCCACTTGCGAGTCAATGACGGCGAATCCGGAAGCTGCAAGGGCCTGATGGGTGTACTGCATTGGTTTACTCATTTTCGATACTCTCCTTTGGCTGAAACCTTGATTGAAACCTTGACGGCTGAACCATCGCGTTGGGTGTTACTTCTCCCCCACCACCTTGCCGATGGCCTTGTCTGCTTTCCTGACGGCTTGCGCCAGGCTGGGCTTCTTGGCTGGGTTGGCCTTGGTTATCTTGGGACCGTTTGCCAGCCGAAGTACCTCCGGGAAGGCGATTGTGCTTTTCTTGGTCATGAGATAATTCCTCGCATAGGTGGTCTATGACTGGGGTTGGGGTTAACCCTGCCAGGTTCTGGTTCTGCTGTGTGCTCTAGTCTGTGCTCGTGATCGTGGCTGCCTTTTTTCCGAGTGGCCAACTCGCCCGCCAGCTTTCGCCGTAACCCCTTTACGCCACTTCCTCGCAAATCGTGCACCGACTTGCGACAGCCCCCAGTCAGATACGCTGGAGCACCAGACTCCCGCTTTTCTTGGCAGCACCCACGAGAAGGGCCATTGCTAACGCGACCAGTGCGGTCGGTGCCAAAGAAAAACGCCCGGAGTGCTTTGGGAGGGCGGGCCTCTGGCGGAGGCAATCGGCGCTTGCTACTACACAGCATTCCGATTGTGCACCGCCCTTCCAAAACATTCCGAGCGTTCGGTATTACGCGTAGTAGATTAGCGCCGGTTGCCAATCCGACACCTGGATTGAGCCATGCACGGCACGACCGACACTAATTGTTTCACTTAACCCCCGCCACCATGGTGATCACCTTGTTATTTTGGTGACAAAAACAGGGCTTTGTAGGACATCATTCACCACCCTGTTGCGCTCGTTGCGCGTCTCGAACTGTCGCCTTGAGTAACGCGTTCCTTTCCACCGTCAATTCATCCAGGCGGCGGCGCTTCTCTGCTGGCGTTGCGTCACCACGGCGAACCATGCGCATTTTAGCGTTGATCTCCGAGAGATTCTTGGCCGCGCGCTCCAGGGGCTTAGCCTCGCTGGCCATCGGGCTAAGTTCCTTGGCGTCGGCAATGTCCTTCTGCCCCAACCTGTCGAGTTCGCGCAAGGTGCCGTGCAGGCGCTTTGCTTCACCCAGCATGTCGTAGAACATGGTTTCGTACTTCGTGTGCTGTGGCGGTTCCTGTGAGTAGAAGCGGCGCACCACCGGCAGTTGATCGGCGCGGCCCTCGGGCAACTTGTCGCCGAAGAATGCCTTGTCTGACAGGGCCAGTCCATACAGCGCCCAGGTATTGAAATATCCCCGCAGCAGGGCTTCGGCGCGCGCCGGGTTGACCTGCATCGATTCGGGCAGGTCTCGGGTAGCCATGCCGGCCGCCTTCAACGTCTCGCTGGTGTTTGGCTTGGCGCGCAGGAACGGCTGCATGTTCTCCATGCCGGGCGTTTCGACGGGGGCCTTGGTGAAGCTGTTGCGGTTGGTTGCCTGCTCGTACAACGGGGCAATGGCCTGCGGCATCATGTTCAGGCTGAACACGTTCTTTACGATGCGCACGAAGTCGGCACCCAGTCCCATCGGGTCGGCCTCGATGGTCTTTTCGGCGGTGCGCTCGGCAACTGATGCCAGGGCCCCAATTTCCCAAATCTTGGGATACCTGAAATGCTGATCACCAACAAAGAAATGCCAGTGACTATCGCGGTCCCAGTCCTGCAAATCCTGATAGCGCGGATCATCCCGGTTCAGCAGGTAAAGCCCCACCGACGCCAGCGCCAGCATGCCGCTCTTGACCGCAATCGCGCCCTTGTTAGGGTCGTGGGCAAGGCCGCGGAAAAGGCGGTCCATCGAGACCACGGCCGGGCGCAGGAACATCACGGTGTCATACATGAAGCCCAGCGCCTTGCTGTCGCCCCTCATTGCAAAGTCGGTCGATACCTCGCGCCCCTGATAAGCCGCATGGCGCGGGTTCTCGCCTTTCTCGATGGCGCGTTTGTATTCTCCCAGGCGCGTGCTCATCTCAAAGGCGTCAGCAAGGGTTTCCACGAAGTTCAGCAGCTTGTCCGGGGCGTCAAGTACGGTGTGGTAGTCGATTCCCTGTTTCGAGTAGAAGCGCTCCAACTTGGCCTTGAAGCGCGTATCATCCAGGTAGATACTGGAAAGCCCGCCACCATTGGCGATGTAATCCTTGTACAGCGGGTCATTGGTCAGGCGTAGCCGCATGCCATCTAGCGAATCAATCACCGGACGGAAGCCCGAGCGGGACATGATGCTGCCCATGATGGTGTCGCGGAGGACGTTGGCCACCATGAAATCCGGCGTCAGGGTAATGGTCGTCTGGCCGATGCGCTTGGGCAGGCCCAGCCACTTGACGATCCAGTGCTGGTTCGGGCGGTCGAGAGCCGAAAGTGCACGGTACAGAATCGGGTCGCCGACTTCGTACCAGGTCGGCTTGCCGTTCTTGAGCACGGCCACCACGTTGCTGCCTGCCGGGGGCTGGTTGCCGATAAACATTTCCAGCATGCCCGGCGACTTCTCCATCACGGCTTCAAGCTCCTTGATGAGCTTCTGGAGATCCTTCGGCAAGTCCGGCGCGTGGCGATCAATACCCATGGCCTTCAACAGCCCGTCAAGCGCGGCACGCTTATCCACCTTGACCGGGCGAGTCTCAGCATCGATCTTCACCATGAACTTGCCGCCGCCTGTTTCGTTGGCGAGCGCGGCAATCTTCTGCCGGGCTTCGTTCTTCACCGCATGGTCGATCAGTTGCGCGGCGTTGCTGACCATGTTGCCCAGCACGTCGCGGATATTCGATGTGCCGCCAGTCAGAGCTTTCACGCCGGACCAGTCGCCGGGCTTACCCTTGAATCCGTCGCCCTGGCCAACGCGGTGGAATGGCAGGTACTGGGTGCGCTGCCACAAGCGCCGCGCTTCTGAATTGATGACGCCTTGCGCCTCGGCGAAATCCAGCACGGCTTTGTTCCATGCCTGATATTCCTTGAAGGCAACATCGCGTTCCGGCGTGCGCAACTGCAGCATGGAGTCGATCTCACCCTTGGTGAACAGATGCTCGCGCTTCTGTGCCATCAACTCGGCAGAACTTCGACCGACGAAGTACAGCAGCGCATCGTCCAGCCCCTCGGCCACCGGCTTGAGGATTTCCTCCAGCCCCTTGCCCTTGAACGTGAAGGAGCCGTCCGCTTTCTTAACCGGCGCACCGAAGCGCAGCGACCCATCGGCAATGGAGTGCGAGGCACGTGACAACCGGGCGCTTTCATAGGCGCCAACCGGGCTGAGCTTCCCGGTAAGATTTTTTTCCATCGCCATCACACCATGCAGATCGTCCACCGTGGATTGCCGGAACTTGTCCCACACGCCATCGAAGTAATCGGACAGCGGCTTGTGGTCGCCAATCTTGGAGCGGGCGCGGTTCAGGGCATCCTGTCCGAACCAACCCGTCATGCCTTCCTGAGCTTTGCGCAGGGCGGGGCCGTGTTTGTGGGTGTTGGTGAAGTCCTCAAGCCACTTGTGCACTAGCGGCGCCTTCGCTTGGAGCACATCAGGCTGGGTCAGGAACAGGCGCACACCTTCGGCATAACCCTCGCTGATCTTGTCCTTGTCGTAGCTGATGGCCTTGAGTTCATTGCGCAGGGCCTCGTCATTCCGCCATGCGTTGCTGATTGCTGGCACCCTGTCATCGAGCAGATGACCTATTTCATGGGCTGCCACTTCAAGGTCGCTGGAGCGCTTGATGCGCACTTCCTGCAACTTCGGGCGGAAGAAACCAAGGCGGTTCTTGCCCTTGACGCGCCCTTCGTAAATCGTGGTGCCCAGGTCGCGCGCGAATTCTCCCAGTATTTTTTCGCGGCGCAGCGGTTTCGGCAGATCGGCAACCGTCTTTGCAACGGAGGCCGGGGCGTGCGTATCGTTGAACAGCGGCGCATAGTTGGCACCGGGTGCCCAGGAGTTCTGTACGGCCATGTCCTGAACCTTCGCGGCCCCTGCTGTACTGTCCCTGCTCTCCGCCCGCAGGCTTGCTGATACTTGCCGGACAGCTTCCGGGCTTTCGGGATTGTCTTGCAGATGCTGAATTGCAGCGCGCGTCTCTGGCGTAAGCTTGCCTGGTTCAATGCCAATGCGCACCAAGGCGTCATCCAGTGGCACGCCAGAATCCCTGATCTTGCCGAGTGTCTTGGCCGCCCTGAAAAGGGTTGGCTCGATTGCTCTGTGCGCCAGTTCCGCTTCGATCTTGCCGCGGTTAGTCTGACTCTTGAGGGTTGCTCGATAGTGGCTCAATTCGTCGCTGGAGTATTCGGTGATGTCACGGCCAAAGAGCGTCGGCTGCGTTCCGTCAGCGCTCGATCCACCGACCAGCCGTCCCGAAGGCGTTTCCATAGCAGGCGTCTGGATATTCCTGCTCGTCTCGCCCATTCCGGCAGCGGCAGGGTCTCGCCGTTGAACGTCAGCCACTTCGATGCCCGGTACAGTTTCGCGGCCGGTGGCTGCTCCAGGTTGAACCCGCTCTTCGCCCGGCGCAAGACGGTATTCCGCGTCGGCTGCCCCGGTAGTCGCGCCACTTCCGCCGCTGTCATGGTCTGCCCATGGATAGTCACCTTCCGGCAGAATCCGCGCCGCCGTTCCTGTGGCGGCTGTGTCGTCCAGCAGCAGTTCCCCGGCTCGTAATTCCCCGACACGTCCAGCCGCCCCAGCCAGTGCTGCTGTGTCGGCGCTGGCCCCATGTCCAACAGGAACTGGTCGAAGCTGCTGATCCACTCCGGGCAGGCTTTCACTCCCTTGCCCCCGTAGTGTTTCCAATCCCAGCGGTTCGGCTCCGTACAGCGCCGGATCATTGCCTTCCAGGCTGCGTACTCCCTGCGGTGCTGTCGCATGTTCAGTTCCTTCCAATTGGGCCGCTGGTGCGTTTTCTTGTGGGCGGTAAGGGGTAGGTGCCTCCCGTCCGGCTTCGATGGCTCCACGGCCAGCATTTGCTACCGGGCTGGTGTTCGGGTCGAGCGGAACGAATCCACTGTGTTGCTCTGCCGAGGAAACCGGCACATCCTGCACCGGGGGTGCCTCGGTGGCTTGCTCGTTTCTGCGCCCCTTGATCGACTTCGCACCCCTCACAGCAGGCACAAACCCAAGCGGCAGCATGTTGATTGCGGCATCCACGGCGGTGGCCGCTGCTGGGCTGCCGGTCGCGTCGAGCGTCTTGCCACCAGCCAACTGCCCAGCTTCGGCCAGCTTCTCGAAGGGCAGCATGACGGTGTTGGTCAGATGCTTGCCGTGTTCCGTCTGAGGTTGATAGGTGAGCGCACTGCCGACTGAGTGAATCACGTCGGCTGGCTCTGCATCGGTAATGCCAAGCGCGCGGGTTGCCATGGCGCCCAGTCCAATCACACCGGACACCGGCACGGCAACCGCTTGGGTCAGTAGATTTGCTCCGGCCTCGGCGACCGGGTACACCCGGCCGATATCCTCAACTGTTTCCAGGGCAGGAGCAAAAATTCCGGGCTGGTCGTCCGTTTGAATCGGCGTAAAGCCATGCTGCGGGCGGTCGCTTTCAGCTTCGGCCAGTGGGACGAAACCGCGGCGTAATTTCTCGGTGTCTGTACTGAGCGGGGCGAATGGCATGGCGCTTACCGGTAGTGACCGACAACGCGGCCCTTCTGCAAAACTTCTATGCCACCGGGAGTTTCTTTTCCCAAGGTGTACGCATTCATGCCGGGGTCGGCGCGGAACCGTTTGGCAACGTCAGTGCGGTCGGATGCTGGCGCCTTCCTTGGCCCAGCCGTGAACGCATCATGAGATGTGTCGTCGCCATACTTTCGGGTGTTTGCCATTTTGGCAATCCGCGCTATTTCTGGATCATAGGCGGGGTTGGCACGCCCTGTTGCAGTGCTGGCTTGCGTTACCGCAAGCACGTCAGCTTGCGACATCCCGGCCAACTGTCGGCGCGCAGCGTCAATGCTTTCATTGGTTCGTTGTTGCGGCAACGTCAGATCACCGCCGCCCCCGGCGTCCAGTCGCTTGGAAAGGCGCTTGTCCGCCGCGCCGATAACCATCTGGGTTCGTCCATCGCGTCGATCCTCGCGGTTCTCGCCTTGCTGGATGTCAAGTTGCTTGATCTGGATTTGCCGGTCAAGCAACGCACCTTCCTTTTCTCGCTGCGCCTCCTGCTGCGCGTGAAACTCGACCGCCTTGGTGGGCGCCAAATACATCGCCGCGCCCTTCGTCAGCTGGTCGGTGTCGGCAACTTGGGACTCGATCACAGCGCCGGTACTGTCGAATGCCTCCAACCGGTATTGCTTTCCTCCGTTGAGCGGAGTTAGCTTGGCGGTGCGACCATCATTGTACATTTGGCTGTTGTACAGCTTCTCGAAATCCGCCAATGCGCCGGCAGAATCCCCGACCGAATGTTTACGGACACCAGACGCCCATAGCCCAGCATATTTTTGCCCCTGCTCTGAAGAAATGAAATCCTGATAGCGCTTGGCTTCCACCAGCTTGCCCTGCTTCAGCAGTGTCGCCACGGCCCTTGGTGCAGTGTTCTTCAAGAAATCGTCCAGCACGTCGCCGTTTGATTCTCCTTGCACCGGAATACCGTTGCGCACCACGGCCCTTGTGGCTTGCGCACCGGACAGCACTTGACGTAGCTCGTCGCTGTCAGCCTGGCCTTGCTCGGCTGCTTTGAGCCGTATCCCGGCCTCCTTAAAATTCACCCCGGTCAACGCCTGCTTCTGTGCCAGACTGCGCAAGCGCATCGCATTCTCCGTATTGCCGGATTGTTCGTAGGCGGTCGCCATACGGTTGGTGCGTTCCTGGTTCACCAACGCATCGGGCATGCGTACCCGCCCTGCTGGAGCCTGCCCATATTGGTAATCGGTTGGCGCCGCCGTGCCTTCGCCAAAGGTGGCGTTATCCTGAGCCGCCGTGGCCGCGTTCTCCGCGGCGTAAGCGGTCGCCTTCTGGTTGTCCGCTTCCAGGTTGGCGTTGGGGTCGTACTTGGCCGCTTCAGCAATGGCCAGCCGTTCAGCCTCTTCGCGCTTGCGCCGTTCGGCGCTCTCTACCGCCGCCTGTCCCGCTCTGAATCCGTCTGCAAAACCCATGGCACTACCCCCTGAAATCTATTGATGGTTCAGATTAAACCGCGCGGCGGACAACATCGCGATGTGTCCGCGTAAGTGGTGAGATATTTTTTCACTTAAGGGAAATGGGCTGACGGTTTCTCGTGCCGTGCATGACAGCATGAGTCCTTGATCAAACAAAGGAGTGACAAGTGAACAAAACCTTCCTCGGCTTCAAAGTAAGCGCCTGGTGCAAAGTGGTAGGAATTTCTAGGGGCATGTTCTACAGACTAGAGGGCGACATGGCCCCGCGGACCGCCAAAATCGGGGATCGGCGAATAGTGGTGGAGCAACCCGAGGACTACCTGAATCGCATCACTACGCAGCAACAGGCCGCAGTATGAGTCCACTGGGCCTAATGTTGCAAACTGAAATTTCAACCAGGCGCAGGAGTGCCGCTTACTCAAGGGGCGCACGAATGCGACAAGCAAACAAAACCCCACGGCCTAGCGGGGCTCGTGGGGCATATCGAAACAACTATCTGAAACGTCATAATGCCACGCACGGAACGGGCAGCTACGTGAGATACGAGCAACTTAAGCCGAGTTCACTGCCAGCGCAACCAACTCGCGTGAGTACGAAGCTGCTTGCCGCCGCGCCGCCGATATCGCGGGGGTGTAACGTGAGTGTGAAAATTTTATCAAAAGTGTGGGATGGCTACCCAGGTGACAGCAGCCCGGAACTGTTGGCCTTGCTGGCACTGGCAGATTGGAGCGATGACGAAGGCCGCTCGTTTCCGTCTATTGCAGCACTTGGTAAAAAGTGCCGCATTGGACGCAGCCAGACGCAGCGCATTGTTCACCGGCTTATCGGTACCGGCCTTGTGAGTGTCACTGACAACGCAAGCGGAGGCGCACCAGGTTCAAGCCGACGTTATCGGATAAATCTCGACCTGTTGACGGGCCGCGAAAATGCAACCCGTAGCGAAAATGCGACGGGTCGCGGAAATGCGACAGAGGGGCCGCGAAAATGCGCAGATAGGGGCCGCGAAAATGCGACCCTATACGTCATTGATCCATCATTAACCGTCAATAAGGGGGATTGCCCCCCTTCTGCCGACGGCAAAGCCGCCGACTGTCCTCACCAGGAAATCATCAATCTGTACCACGACATCCTGCCTATGGGCCGACAGGTGAAAGTTTGGAACGAAACCCGAAAGGCAAAACTGCGAGCACGTTGGCGTGAGGCATCTGAGCGCCAGTCCCTCGATTGGTGGGGGCGGTTGTTCTTCTATATCGCAAAAAGCGAATTCTTGACCGGCAAGGCGAGCACCAAAGATCGGGCGCCGTTCGAGATTGACTTGGAGTGGATCGTCACCCCTTCGAATTTTATTAAGATCGTCGAAGGCAAGTACCACCGGGAGGCCGTATGAACGCGCCCGATCAACTACTACCACCACACTCGGTCGAGGCGGAACAGTCGGTGCTGGGCGGCTTGCTGCTGGATAACGCAGCCTGGGACAAGATCGCGGACATGATGGCCGAGGCGGACTTCTACCGTTTTGACCACCGTTTAATCTACCGCCATATTTCCAAACTCATTGAACATGCCAAGCCGGCCGATGCCATCACCGTGGCTGAGGCATTGCAAAACAGCGGCGAATTGCAGAACGTGGGCGGCCTCGCCTATCTCGGGGCGCTGGCCCAGAATACGCCGAGCGCGGCCAACATACGCCGCTACGCCGAAATCGTACGCGAGCGCTCCATGCTGCGCCAGCTGCAAACCATCGCCGCAGACCTGCATATCGCCTGCGCAGATCCAGCAGGGCGGACTGCTGAGCAGTGCGCTGCCGAAGCTGAAAGCTCCATGCTCAAAACCATGGACCGCCACACTGGCGAACCCAGCACGCTCGATGAAGTTTTCAAGGACGCGATTGCCTACGTTGATGAACGCGCCAGAAGTGGCGGCGGCATGGCCGGTTTGCCGACTGGGTTCCGTGATTTTGACGCGATTACGGGAGGGCTGGAGCCTGGCCAACTTGTGATCGTCGCGGCCAGGCCGTCTGTCGGCAAGTCGCTGTTCGCATGCAACGTGGCAGACGCCGTTGCGCGGGCGGGTATGTCGGTTGTGTTTTTCACATTGGAAATGTCTCGCCGCGAAATCGGATTGCGTTTGCTGTCTGCACGTTCCGGTGTCTCGGCGCACGCCATGCGCACGGGCGTCAGCGAAGATGGCAACTGGAAAGCCATGTCCGACCAACAAGCCAATGCCGGTAAGCAGCGCCTGTACGTTGATGACAGGGGCGCCATTGGGGTTGGCTACGTGCGCGCAAAGGCCCGCCGAATCCAGCGCCAGCATGGGCTTGATTTGGTCATTATTGATTATCTGGGATTGATGACAGGAGAGGGGCACAACCGCACACAGGAAATCGGAAGTTTAAGCCGCGGACTCAAAGCACTCGCAAAAGAACTGCGCGTGCCGGTGGTCGCCTTGGCCCAGTTAAACCGTGGCGTTGAAAACCGTCAGGACAA